CAAGAAACGCTGAGAAACTGAGCGCTCTCAACGACCGGATGACCCAGGTCGAGCGGCGCATTGAGGACAAACTGACGTTTATCATTGATGAGTTGAGGTCAATCAAGGCGACTGTGCATGATATAACGCGAGACGTTTACAAGCCACGGTGGGATGAGTGATGGCAGGCGGACGGCCAACAAAATACAATGATGCAATAGTAGAAAAGGCGCAAGAATACCTTGACGGAGACTGGCGCTTCAATGAATACGTCGAGGACGTGCCGTTTCCGACAGAAGTAGGGTTAGCCAGATATCTAGGGCTGGCTCGATCAACGGTGGCACTTTGGGCGCAGAAGCATGCAGAGTTTTCGGACATACTTGAGAAAATACTGACAATTCAGCAGGAAATCCTTGAGGCTGGCGGCGTCATGGGCAAATTCAACCCGACAATAACACGCCTGATTTTGTCACGCCATGGCGTCATAGAAAGGCGCGAGCTTGAGGTGACCGAGAAAAAGGCAGTCGAGGAACTGAGTGACGATGAGCTTGCCCGCATCGCAAGCCGCGATTAGTAGAGCAGAGGCAGCGCGTGAGCTATTGCGACGCAGGCGCGCACGACGCAGCGTTATTGATTTTTGCAGATACACGTTCCCGCGTTATCAAGCATCTGACGTTCACCACCGAATTGGTGACGCGCTGGACAAAGTGGCCGCCGGTGAAATCAAGCGATTGATGATTTTCGTTCCGCCGCGCACCGGAAAATCAGAGCTGGTGATGCGTTTCACTGGTAAATTCCTGGGCGATAATCCAAGCCGCTCAATCATCACAGCATCGTACAGTCACGAGCTCGCTACGTCATTCGGTCGCAAAGTGCGCGACATGATAGCCAGCCAGCGCTTCCGCGCGCTATATCCAAACGTTACGCTATCAGATGCGAGCCATGCAGCTGGCAGATTTCATACAAACGCTGGCGGGCAATACCTGAGCGCCGGTGTTGGTAGTACAATGACCGGACACGGCGCGCATGTGTTGGTGATTGATGACCCGATCAAAGACAGAGAACAGGCAGAGTCAAAGAAAATCAGGGAGCGCGTTTACAATTGGTATTCATCGACAGCGTACACAAGACTGGAGCGCGATGCGGAATATATCCCTGACGACCCGCTGTGGGCTGACCCTGTGAGTGCCGTCAAGCGCGGTGAGCTGAAACCGTTTTCAGGCGCGGTTGTGCTTGTGATGACCAGATGGCACAAGGATGACCTCGCAGGCCGTTTGCTAGAGGATGCCAAGCGCGGCGGCGACCAGTGGCACGTTATCAAAATCCCGGCTGTTGACGAAGACTGGACAGAGTCGTTTTATCCAGAAAAATACCCGCTCGATGAGCTTCGGCGCATCCACGGGGTTCTCACTGCTCGGGATTGGCAGTCCCTGTTTATGCAAGAACCGCCCAGCACAGTGGGGCAGTTTGTTACGCGCGACATGATAACGCGCGGTGATGTACACGAGCCGGTTTCTGCATGCATCGGTGTAGATTTAGCGTCCAGCCTGGACGACAGCGCCGACAAAACCGCACTGGTGGCGGCCGTTCGCGGTCTGGATGGTAACGTGGTATTTACCCACGCGATTAAAGGACGTTGGAAATTCAGCGAGCAGAAGCGGAAAATTATACAATTCCATGATATGGTAAAATCGAAATATGGCGTTGACCCGATTGTGGCAGTCGAACACGTTGCGTACCAACAGGTGATTGTTCAGGAATTGCTGGAGCAGACGAGCATCAATGTGATTAAATCAGCGGCTACAGGTTCAAAAACTGACAGGTTCATGCCTGCGATTTTGCGATATGAGATGGGACTTATAAAGCACGGGCCGGAACTGCCTGACTGGTTCGACCGCGACGTTATCGAGTTCCCGGACGGCGAGCGCGATGCTGTAGATGCTGCGGCTCATGCGTTTAACAACCTGCCGGTGAGCATAGACTTGGGCGACGCCGAACAGGTCGGCGGCAGGTACAGCAGTGTAACAGGAAGCAGTTTTGGTGGTTGGTGATGGAAATTAAATCAGATTTTGAGGCCGCCGGGTTCAAGCTGAATCCAAGCGACATATATACATATATAGATATACGCAGTAACGCCAGCGAGTTTGACAAATTGCTGCTTGACGACCAAGTTGCTGCTGCATACTCGCAGATTATCCAGCCAATCACTGCCGCAGACGTAAAAATCACGCCAGCGAGTGACAGCCAGGCAGACAAGCGCGCCGCTGAGATTGTCGGTCTGGCTATTGAGCGCATGAGGTTTGATGACCTGACTGCGAAAATGGCGATGGCTGTTCATTACGGGTTTTCATGCGCGGAATTGGTATGGCGCAACCACGGCGGACTGTTGCTGCCGGACGCATACGTCCGTGACCGCAGCCGCTTTACGTTTGACGGGAAAAACGTATACATTGACGAGAAAATCAAAGCGCAAGAGCCATACTTTTGGTTCCTCGCCATTGGCGGACAGGATGATGACCGTCCGCACGGTTATGGCAGGGCGATGGCGCTGGTTCATTTGGTTAGGTTTAAGCGCGCGGCGCACAAATTTTGGCTTCGCTATCTGGACAAATTCAGCCAGCCAACAATTATTGGGCGCATTCCTAGGGGTCGTGAAAACGATCCTGTGTTTAAGGACAAGTTGTTGGGAGTATTGAAAAAAATAGCAAACGGTGTTGGCGTGACGATTCCGGAGGGCGTTGCGGTTGAATTGCTGGAGGCGACACGTTCTGGCACAGCAGACTACGAGACATTTATCAATATCATCAACAAGGCCATTTCAAAATCCATCGTCGGCCAGACAATGACCACAGACGATGGAAGCAGCTACTCTCAAGCGAGGGTGCATGGTGACGTGCTACAAAATATCATCGACGGCACCGCCGGTCTGGTGATGGAGTCATTTACTGACGTGGTAGCAAGGCTCATCACTATATACAACGTGGCAAACGCCAAACCGCCGAAAGTTGAAAGGTTGACAAAGCCAGATGATACTCTGAAGCGGCTAGAAATCGACGAAAAACTGGACGGACTTGGTTATATGCCAACCCCTGAATATATCGCAAGCCGATACGGTCAGCAATACACGCACCAACAGGCAGAGCTATCTCAGGATGACGTTGACAGCATCGTAACGAGCATTGAGCCACAGGCAGTTGTCCCAGCGGTAAACATGAGCGCCAGCATTGATGATATTCTTGCCAAACTGCCTGATTTGACGGATGAACTTGCCGCATCGCTGTTTGTGGCTGAGGGACTGGGACAGCATGACGTTTGATGGTCAACAGGCGGCGCTTGAGTATCTGAAGCGCAAGGGCGTAACAACAAGCTGGAACTGGTACGATGTATGGTCACGTCAGCACGCCGCGGCGTTTACGATTGCAAAAACTGTGCGCATTGAGCAGGTTGCACTGACCAAGGCGGCTATTGAAAAAGCACTGGCTGATGGCCTGACGCAGCGTCAATTTATGGCGCTGCATGAGGAGCTATATAAAAGGGCTGGGTATAGCCCGCTTGCCCCGTGGCGATATGGCGTGATTTATAGGACAAACATGCAAGCCGCCTACAGCGCTGGGCGCTGGCGTGCGATTGAGGCGCTTGGGCGTCCGTGGTTGCAGTATGTCGCAGTGCGCGACAGCAAAACGAGAGAGACACACGCCGCACTCGACGGCAAAATCGCCCGCTTGGATGATAAAGTGTGGGACAAAATCGCCCCGCCAAATGGCTTTAACTGCCGGTGCCGGTTGCGCCCGCTCACGTCAAATCAGGCTAAGGGTATAAAGAAACTTCCTGACGGATTCCCAGATGCTGGCTTTGACTACAACCCCGCAAAAGCACAGGATGAAATTCTTGCAAAACGGCTTAATGATACTCTGCTGAAAACGAGAGATTTATCTCAGATGCTTGCAAGTGAGGCTGTTACCGGGTTCCCTGTGACGCGCTTGTGGCGGTTTAACCCGGTCGGCTGGACAACTGGCGGCCTGCTGTTCGCCAGCGCAGATGACCACGCAACTGCATCACGGCTGTTTAGCATCGCCGAGACCGCAACTGTTGAGGGTAGCAAAATCAGATTGACAGGCAGAGGACGTAAGGCCGCTTTTATCAAGATTCGCAGGATTGCGGGCTTGCTTTATTTCTCTGGCCTGACGCGGAGCGCGAAAAAATGGCTAAACTGAAATACGACAAAGGAAAGCTCCGAATTTTCGAGCGCAACTTGCGCGACCTATCGCCAGCTATGCGCGCCATCGCTGGCGTCCTGCTCGACGCGACGGAGCGCGCGTTTGACAATGAGATTGACCCATGGACGAATCGGAAATGGAAAGATTTGGCAGAGTCAACTAAACAACAACGCGAACGCATAGGCCGCTGGCCGGGTCGAATACTTGAGCAAACCGGCGCTCTGGCAGCATCGCACCAAATCGGATGGGATTCACGCCGCGCGTGGATAGGGACTAATCTTGAATATGCGGAGTATCACAACATGGGCGCTGGTGTGCCAATGCGCAGAACAATCGGTATATCACCTAAAGACGCTCACCGCATCGAGCTATTGCTGAAAAATAGTATAAAATGAGGCATGTTATTTTGTTTGACAACTTGTTAAGGTGACGACATGAAAGAAATTGAAGTTTGCAAAGTCGGCAAATGGCCCGGGCAAGGCGGCGAGGTTGAGGTCACAAAAACGATGCTTGAGGAGCTGGCGGCATCGTATGACCCAGACACGCACCAAGCCCCGGCCGTTCTTGGCCACCCGAAAACAGACGAGCCTGCGCTCGGGTGGTTCGAGAAGTTTAAGCTGGTTGGTGACAAGCTGGTAGCCATCCCGCGCAAAATCAGCAAGGAGCTGAAAAATGCTATTGATGAGGAAAAGTATAAATATGTCTCTTTGTCATTTTATCACCCGACTACGCCTGGAAATCCAAAGCCCGGAAAATACTACGTGAAACACGTTGGCTTTTTGGGCGCGGTACCGCCAGCGGTGAAGGGTCTTACTGCATTGGCTGAGGATGAGCCTGACGCTGTGTATTTGTCCGTCGAGAACGATTTGGCATGGAGTATCAAAAGCACACGTTCAATTTTTAGCAAAATCCGTGATTTTGTCATTGAGAAATTTGGCAAAGAGGTTGCGGACGAGGTTATCCCTGAGTGGCGTCTGGATAGCCTGTTTGAAATCGCAGAACGCCAATTTAAAACCGACGAGGTAAACATGAGCGAAAAAGATAAACTTGAACAATTGCAGAAAGAGCGCGACAAACTTGCAGCCGCGCTTGCAGAGCAGCAGGCTGCCGTTGCGCTGAACGAGGCAACTGCACGCATCGAGGCGGCTATTGACGCA